GCTTCTGGAGCGACAGCAGCAACGACCATTGTTTCAATGGCAAATACATATCGTTCCGCAAAGATCCTTGTGGAGATTGGTGGAACAGATGGTTCATACTATGAAGTAGATGAAATCAGTCTCCTTCACGATGGAACTGATGTTGATATTCTTGAATATGGTCAAATGACCAATGAAATATCGAGTCCAGATGGAACGGCAGGACTTGGAACTTATATTCCATACATTGATGGTTCTGATGTAAAAATTGACTTTAAACCAAATGCTGCTCTGGGTGTTGGTGTTACTATCAACTCCTTACTCATTCAAATGTCCAGTGATGGAACAACTGGTATTGGAACACAAGAACTTAACGATGGTCTTGTAAGTTCTGGCATTGCTTCTATTAGTTCTTCTGCAACTCCAACTGAGCATGTTATCACTGAGTATCCAAATTCACACTCTGCAGCATACTATGTTGTAAGTATTGAAGATACTACAAATACAGAGTATGAGTTCTATGAAGTCATTGTAATTGATGATGGAACTTCAGCATCCATTACAGAGTTTGCTGCGATGAGAACAAACTCTACACTTGGCACTGTTGGCGCAGCAGTAACAACCAATGGAACTCAAATTACATTTACTCCAGAGGCGAACATTGATGTTCAAGTCAGAGTATTCCAGAATGCTTTGAGAGTTACAAGTGTAACCAACTTGGGCAGTTCTATTGATTTCAATAACGCCGAAATAACTGGTGGTTCTGCTCTGTACGAAGGAACCAATACTTCAGTTAAGAGGTCGTTTGACTTAACTCATAATGAGTTAATGATATTCCAGAGATATTTCCTGGGAGCTGACTCTGACATTGTTAGTGTTAGCAATAATACTGTTACTGTTCCAGATCACTACTTCGTAACTGGTGAAGAACTGACATATACATTTGCTGGTGCAGGAACAACACAAGCAATTAGTATTGCTTCTACCACAGTTCCTGGTATTGGTCTTACTGATAAGTTACCATCTACAGTTTATGCTGTTAAGTCAAATGAGAGTACACTCCAGTTTGCTCCTACTGCAGAAGATGCTCTGAAAGGAACTCCAAATACATTTGATATTACTGCAGTTGGTATTGGAACATCTCACTGCCTGATTGCAAAGAACCAGAATACGAAGAACGTTCTTGCTATTGACAACTATATTCAGTCACCTATCGTCGGAACTTCACAAACAGTATCACTGGTAGAAGCAATTGATACTGGTGATAATAGGTTGAAGTTTAGTGGCATTACATCATTCTTTGGTGGCAACTTGATTCAGGTTGATGATGAGATAATGAAGATCAATACAGTTGGTCTTGGTAGCACTAATATTGTCTTGGTCGATAGACCTTGGATGGGAACAGGTCTTGCAGACCACAGTGCTAATGCTGAAATTAAGTTGGTTGAAGGTAACTACAACATCGTAGATAACACCATACACTTCGTGGATGCTCCATATGGTCTAACACCGATAGGAACTACAACTAACGAAGATCCAAATGAAAGAGACTGGTTAGGTATTGCAACTCACTCTACTTTCCAAGGAAGAACATTCCTGAGAAGTGGAAAACAAAATACTGACCAAGAAACTTATACAACAAACTATGTGTTTGATGGACTTTCAAACCAGTTCACTGGTATTGCTAAGACATTTACATTGCAGTCGGATGGTCAAGATATTGCAGGTTTCTCTACCAACAATGGAGTTCTGCTTATCAACGGAGTATTCCAAGGACCACAAGGTGCTCAGGCAATAACTCAAGACTATACTCTTGGCGAAAGTGCTGGTATCACCAGTGTTACCTTCACAGGAACTGCAACTTCTGCTGCATATGATGTAAACAATGCAAACATTCCTGTTGGTGGTGTTATCGTATCTGTCGGTTCTTCTGAAGGATTCGGTTTACAACCTCTGGTTGCTGCTGGTGGAACAGCGGTTGTATCTGCTGCTGGAACTATTTCTTCTATCTCTATTGGCAATACTGGTTCTGGTTACAGAATTGGTATTCAAACAGTTGTCAATGTTGGTGTTCAAACTTCTAGCACTGGAACACCTAATATTGAGTTTATTGGTACAGCATCAGTAAGTAACGGTCATATTATTGGAGTTGCTATTACTAACCCAGGTACTGGATATACTTCATCCAACCCACCTGCTGTTGTATTCGATGATCCACTTTCATATAATGATCTTGACCTTCATTATAGTTCTACTTCATCGCCTGGTATTGGCACACAAGCAAAAGTTGACATTGTTGTTGGACAAGGTTCTAGTGTCATTGACTTTACTCTTAAGAACACTGGATATGGATATGGTCAGGGAGAAATTCTTACTGTTGAGATAGGTGGTAATAGTGGTATTCCAACTGATACCTCTAAACCATACCTTGAGTTCAACTTAGAGATTGAAAAGACTTATAGTGACTTCTTCTCTGGATGGACACTGGGTCAGTTCCAAGTTCTGGATACTTATAATGGGTTGTTTAATGGAAGAGATAGGAAGTTCCCACTGAAGGTTGGTGGAAGTGCTATTACTATTAGAGCGAAGAAAGGTTCTAATATTGATATTCAAGCAACTTTACTTGTATTCATCAATGACATTTTACAGAAACCAGGTGAGGCATACAAGTTTAAGGGTGGTAGTATTATTGAGTTTACTGAAGCACCTAAGAAGGGCGATATTGTAAAAACTATCTTCTATAAGGGTAGTGGTGACATTGACGTTATCTTCAGAGATATTCTTGAGACTGTAAAAGTTGGTGATACATTGACTCTGCAAAATGAACCAGGTTTCGGACAAGGTCCTGGTTTAATGCAAGACTCCAGAACTGTTATTGGTATCAATACAACTGACTCTGTTGAAACCAACCCATATTCTGGTCCAGGTATCACAACTGATGATACATTATTGAGACCAATTAAGTGGTGTAAGCAAACAAGAGAGAAAGTTATCAACGGTATTGTTGTTGGTAAAGATAGAGTTCACTACGAACCAAATATTCATCCTTCATCATACCTGATCAGTTCTGTTGGTATTGGTTCAACAGTTGCATATGTTGATAACCTGAGACCATTCTTCAACCCTCAAAATGAGTCTCCATTACTTTCTTTCCAGAACAAAGTAGTTGTTACCTCTCAAAATGTAATATCTGGTGCATCTGGAACTGCCATTGTTTCTTCTACTGGAGATATTTCTAGTATTGATATTACTGATGGTGGACTTGGTTACAACTCTGCACCAAATGTTATTATTCAAACTCCAGTAGGAATTGGAACAACTCAGAAGGCAGAAGCAACTTCTACATTAACATCTGGTTCTGTATCTGCTATTACAGTCACATCGGCTGGAACAGGATACACCACATCACAACCTCCTGCAGTTATGATTGAACCACCAACACTTCTCAGTGAAACTGTTGAAGCAACATATGAAGGTGATTCTGGTGTTGTTGTTGGTGTTGGAACTACAACTCGTCAGAACATATTTGACCTGTTCATTCCAGGAGATTCCTTTATGAGAGATACCACAGTTGTTGGTTCTGCAGTAACTATCAGTGGTATTTCGACGGGCGACTTCTTCATTCTGTACGACACCAATATTGGACTTGCAAATACATCTATTAACTCCTTTGACTCTTCAAACCAGTTGATTGGCGTTGGAACTCAGTTCCTTGATAATGTATATCAAGTCAATACTTATGAAGATATTGTTGTTGATGTTACTGGAATTGGAAATACTCACGTCAGAAGAGTTTATGTAAATACTGGTATCAGTACAGTTGACTTCAGTTATAACACTATTACATTTGACTCAACTAACTTTGAGTTCAGTTCTGTTGGTTTTGGTACTGGCGATGGAGCATTCCAAGGAATGCAAACATCAAATTACTTCGGTAACTTTAGTTGGGGTAAGATATCATTTGGCAAACCTCTGGCAAATGGTTCTTTCAATGCATACACATCTGGAGGTATTGGTGGAATATCAACATCCGCACTTATCAACAGATTTGCACCACTTAAGTTTAATAACTACACCAGTTAATAATAAATAAAAGAAAACCTGAATTACAATGGCAAGAGTAGGAATAAATACTGGTTCCACCGCTAATGATGGAACTGGTGATAGTCTAAGAGCCGCAGGTGGAATAATTAATAGTAATTTTACTGAAATTTATAGTCAGCTCGGGGACGGCACTAATTTATCTGCAACTTGGGAGAAAACTTCCGCTGGTATTAACTCAACGGCAAACGTTGGTATTGGAACAACAAATCCACAGTTCCAACTTGAAGTTGGGTATGCTGGTGTTGCAGATACCTCTCTATTCGTTCATGGAAATGCAAGAGTTACGGGCATCTTAACTGTTGGTGCTTCTTCCATTGTAATTGATGGTAGTAAGAATGAAGTTCTTATTGGAACTGGAGTTTCCCTTAATGGTGCCACTGGCATTATTAGTGCCACACAAGTTTATGCTGGAGGAACTCTTCTCACTGGAGGTTCTGGTGGTTCTGCTGATAGTTTCTGGGTAGAAGAAGGTTCTACTGGTATTACAACAACCAAGAATGTTGGTATTGCAACTGATTCAGCACCATCTGCATTGACTGTTGGTGGACAATCATTGCTTTTAGGTATTACAACTTTTAGAGAGAATGTTATTCTTTCTAATCCAAATTCTGGAGCATCAAATAACCTGAACTTTGGTGGTGATACCTATATTGACCAGAGTAGCGGTGATACATTTACATTCCAAATCAATACTGGTTCAGATACAAATACTACGGATGGTAGTTTCGTATTTAGAAATACTGAACCAAACACAGATCCAATTCCAGACTTCCAGTTAGACGCTCTGAGAATCTACACCAGAGGTGACTATTGGAATGGTATGGTCAGATCCTATACCGACTTCCATGCAGACCAAAATGCATTTGTTGGTGGTGATCTTCAGGTTGGTGCTGCAAGCACACTCATCGGTGCAGGAAATACTCTTGGTTCATTTAAAGTTGGTGCTGGTGGAACTGTTATTAGCACCAGTGCTTCTGGTTTAGTTGGTATTGGTAGTTCAGTTCCTTCTGTTGAACTGGATGTTTCTGGAAATGTTTCAGTATCATCTTCAGTCACTGCAGCAACTTTCTATGGTGATGGTCAGTATCTGTCCAACATTGGTACTGCTGCTACTGCTGATGTAAGAACAAATACATTTGCAGCAAGTGGTGTTTCTACTTTTAGTGGTCATGTTGCTCTTTCAACATCATTAAATGTTGCGGGCATTGTCACGGCACAAGATGGTTTAAGAATACCTGGAGGAACTTTCGCTGATACTCGACTTGAATTGGGAAATAGTCAAGAGTTTAGTTTCCAATACAATACAGCATCAACTAAAGGAATAGTTAGAGTTTCTTCTCAAGATCTTGATATTGAGGCAAAAAATATTGGTTTATATCCTAATAATGGTGAGAATGGTGTACTCGCAAAACAAAATGGTGCAGTAGAACTCTATCACGCCAACTCCAAAAAAATTGAAACCACTGGTGCTGGTGTTACTGTATATGGAACTACTCAAACCCAGCAATTAAACGTCTCTGGTCTTTCTACATTTAATAGCAATATAAGATTTGATGCCACTGGTCTATTTCCTTACAGTGAAACTTTGAACTTTGGTTCAAATACTTCTCAGGAAGGACAACTTTTTGCAACCAGTGAATATTTCTACATCAATTCATCTGCTGACAATGGAGTCTATGTTCAAACAAATGGATTCATTGAGTTAAAGAGTGGCACTGGTTCGGACAAATACATTGAAATGAACTCTCACCCGAACCATAATGGTGAGGTTTCACTTTATTATGATGGCAATAAGAAACTTGAAACCAGTTCTAGTGGCATAGAAGTTGCTGGTATTGTAACTGCAATATCTGGTGTTTCAACTTTCTATGGCGATGTTTCCAAAGCAGCTGCTGGAAGATGGTACTTAGGTGCTGGTGCTGGTAATACATCATACTTCTTCACTGGTATTGGATTTACAAACGTTGATTATGCACATAATCCAGTTATGCACCTTGCAAGAGGTCAAAGATATGAGTTTGTGAATGAGATGGATGCTCATCCATTCCAGATTCAGTCTGGAAGCATTGGTGGAGATCCATATGATCCTGGTGTTACCAACAATGGTTCACAAAATGGAACAATTGCTATTGAAGTTCCATTCAATGCACCAAACCAGTTATTCTATCAGTGTACTTCTCACTCTGGTATGGGTGGCACCTTTACAATATATCCTTCAATCTAACCCAATAAATAAATAAAAACTCCCGCAAAATGGCTGCAATAATTACTGACCAACTTCGTATATTGAATGCAAAAAACTTTGTGGCGGGAGTTGCATCTACAAGCAACTCCTACTATTCGTTTGTTGGTCTTCCAAACCCAACTGACTATGACAGTGATTGGAATACGTCACCACCTTCACCAGTAGATAACTTCAATCAAACTAACAATCATTGGGATACAATGATTGCAATGAAGAAGATATCAAAGTCTGATGTCAGGCAGGTCATCAGAAGAAGTGTGTGGACATCTGGTATCACTTATGACATGTATCGTCATGATATCAGAGCAACGAATCCATCTCAACCATCAAATGCGGTTGACTTGTATTCGGCAAACTATTATGTAATGAATAGTGACTATAGAGTATATGCTTGTTTGCAGAATGGGACTTCTCCAGAAAACCCTTCTGGGAGACCTTCACTTGATGAACCAACTTTCACAGATCTAGAGCCAAGAGAAGCGGGAACTAGTGGCGATGGATATATCTGGAAGTATCTTTACACTATCAGTCCAAGTGATATTGTAAAGTTTGATGCTACTAACTATATGCCTGTTCCTCAGGATTGGGAAACAAGCAGCAGAGAAGCAGCCGTTAGAGATAATGCAGCAACTAGCGGACAGTTGAAAATTGTCACCATTACCAATAGGGGTGTTGCATTAGGAGAAGCAAACAAGACATATACTAAAGTTCCTATCAAAGGAGATGGTGCTGGTGCCGAAGCAACAGTTGTTATCAACAATGACTCAAAAGTTCAGTCAGTAACTATTTCAAGAGGTGGTTCTGGATACACCTTTGGAACACTGGATCTTTCTGCTGGTAATGTTCCAACTGGAACAACTGCACCAACATTTGATGTTATCATTCCACCCCAAGGTGGTCACGGTGCAGATATCTACAAAGAGTTGGGTGGATATAATGTTCTTCTTTATTCTAGAATTGAAAACGATTCACAGAACCCAGACTTCATTACAGGCAACCAAATTGCAAGAGTTGGTATTGTAGAAAGTCCTCTTGCATATGATTCTAACAGTATTCTTACCTTAGATAAAGCAAGTGCTGTTTATGCACTTAAGTTGACTGGTGTTGGTTATAGTGAAGCAACATTCAACCCAGATACTCAAATACGACAAACCATTGGTATTGGATCAACTGCATTTGGTAGAGTTGTTTCTTATGACTCAAATACTGGAGTTCTGAAATATTGGCAAGATAGATATCACGTTGGTTTCAACACTGATGGAACTCAAAATGCATCTCCAACTTATGGGTTTGATATGCATAGGTTTACTGCTGACACTGGAAGTGGTGGTTCTTTCAATATTTTAGGTGGTAGCACTACGCTGGCAATTCAAACATCGTTTGGTAGCGAAAGTAACCCAGGTATAAGTACCGTAATAAATAGTAGGACATATTATTTGGGTCAGCAATTTATTAAAGGTGTGTCTCAACCAGAAGTATCAAAATACTCTGGAAATACGATTTACGTTGATAATAGACCCTCAATTACTAGGTCATCAAACCAAAAAGAAGATATCAAAGTCATTTTGCAATTCTAAGGAATTATGTCTCAAGAAACCAACCTCAACGTAGCTCCATATTTTGATGACTACAATGAACCTGTAATTGGCGGAAAAGATAACAACTATTATAAGGTTCTTTTTAAACCAGGATACCCAGTTCAAGCAAGAGAACTGACTACTTTACAGTCAGTTCTTCAGAATCAAGTTGAACAATTTGGCAACCACTTCTTCAAAGAAGGTGCTAAGGTTATTCCTGGAAACTTAACGTATATTCAAAACTTCTATGCAGTAGAAGTTGAGAGTAACTTTCTTGGGATTCCTGTATCTTTATATCTTGACCAACTTGTAGGTACTCAGATTCGTGGTGAAACTTCTGGTGTTGTTGCTATCATCAGAAAGGTCATTACTTCTGAAGAGTCGGAAAGAGGAAATATAACTCTGTATGTTGACTATTATCAGTCAAACCAAAACAACCTTTCTTCAAGAGACTTTGAAGATGGTGAAAACTTAATTACAGACTCTAATATTGCATTTGGCAATACCTTCATCACTGCTGGTGAAGGTTTTTCTCGTACTATTGCTTCTAATGCAACTTCAATCGGTTCTGCATTTGCATTGGGTGCTGGTGTATACTTTATCAGAGGATATTTTGTTGATGTTGATGACGAAATTCTGATTCTTGATCAGTATACTAATACACCAAGTTATAGAATTGGTCTTGATGTTATTGAAGAACTGATAACTGCAGACCTTGATCCAAACCTGAATGATAATGCAAATGGTTTCAATAACTTTGCAGCACCAGGTGCAGATAGACTTAAGATTACTGCACGGTTATCCAAAAAACCGATAGATGAGTTTGACTATCCAAGTTTCATTGAGTTAGCAAATGTAAAGGATGGTGTTTTAAGAGACATCAACAAAAATACTGAATATAATCTTATTGCAGATGAGTTTGCAAGAAGAACTTTTGATGAGTCTGGTAACTATTATATTAAGTCATTTACTACTTTCTGTAAGGAGAGTCTGAATGATGGAAAAGGAAATGGTGGACTTTATAAGACAAACCAAACAACTAGTTCTGGTGCAACACCATCAGATGACCTGTTAGTCTATAAAATTGGTCCAGGTAAGGCATATATCAAAGGATATGAAGTTGAGACCATTGCTCCTTCACTTATCGATGCACCAAAGACCAGAACCACAAATTTAATTGAGAACCAAGCAGTAAACTTTAGTTTTGGTTCCACATTAAGACTGAACAGATCTTCTGGAGCACCATCTATTGGTATCAACACCTCTTCTACTATCAGTTTAAGAGATGAGAGAGTAGGTATTAGTTCGTACTCTGTTGCTGGTAAAGAAATTGGTATTGCAAGAGTTTATGACTTTGCTCTTGAGTCTGGTTCATATGAGTTAGAAAACCAGAACTTGAACCGTTGGGATATTTCTTTGTATGATGTTCAGACTTATGGTGACCTGGAAGTCAATGAAGCAATTACCCTCACAACACCAACATATGTAAGAGGCGACTCAAGTGGTGCTACCGCATTCTTGAGAAACGATGTAACTGCAGGAGTTGGACTGACAGTATATCAAATATCTGGAAACTTTATCAACGGAGAGAAGTTAGTCTTCGATGGTACTAGTGAAACTAGAGTCAGCACAGCATTTACAAGTTATGGCATTTCAGATGTCAAGTCTTTACATGCAAACGTAGGTTCATCCAAGACCTTTACTGCTGATACTCTTCAGTCTGTCTCATCTCTGGTTGGTAATGGAAACGCATCACTGTCTCCATTCTCTGCTGGTGTTTCTACTATCACCAGTCCAACTGTTGCTTTCCCTGGTATTGTCACCACAGGAAACTTAGTTCAGTTCACAAGACCTGAGTTTACTGTTAAGTCATTTGCAAAAATTGATGAAGTATTAACTAACTCTATTATCGTTAGTGGTGTTACCACAGTAACTGGAGTATGTGATGGTGGACTTCCTAGTGCAACCACTGAAGTAAATGACCTCTCAGTTCTGTTTACTGAGTTAGAGACATCACAAAACAACAACAGAATATTTGCACCTCTTCCCAAAAAGAATGTTGAGTCGGTAGACCTTTCAAGTTCTTCTATCGTTGTAAGAAGAGAGTTTGATGTAACTATTACTAATAACTCTTCAAATACAATAACTGCGCCTTCTGATAATGTATTCCTTCCTTTCGATGAGGAAAGATATGTTCTTTCAAGATCTGATGGAACTCTTGAAATTCTTACAGATGATAAGTTCCAGTTTACTACAGGTTCAACTGAACTGACTATCAATGGTCTTGGAACTGATGATAGTGGAGCAAAACTTATTGCAACTCTGAGAAAAGAGTCTGTAACCGCAAGAACAAAGAGAAAGGCATCAGTAGACTCAGTTATCGTCAATAAGTCCATCTACGACTATTCTGGAACTGGTTCAACATCCAAGAATGATGGTCTCACTTATGGAAACTTCCCATTTGGAACAAGAGTTCAGGATGAGAAGATTTCACTGAATGTTCCTGACGTTATCAAGATTCACGGCATCTTTGAGTCTGAAGATACAGCAAACCCAGTATTGCCAAGTATCACCGTAGGTTCTCTTGACGGTCCAACAGCAAAAACTGATGACCTTATCTTAGGAGAAGAGTTTGTTGGAACTATCAGCGGTGCAAGAGGAATTTATGCTGAGCGTTTAAATAGCAGCAAAGTTGGTTTTGTATATCTCAACCAAAATGCTTTCCAGGAAGGTGAAGTTGTCAACTTCCTTGAGTCTGGTGTAAATGGAATTGCTTTTGGTCTGAACCAAGGAAGCAAGAATGTAACTGATAACTACACAT